TATCAGGAGATTGGACAGATCCAGATCCAGACGATCCTGAAAAGACTGTAGCATTTGATAATGCAGCTCATGCTAAACGAGTATGGGATGCCTTAGATGCTTGTAATGCTACACTATAGAGGCAATTATGATGGAAGAAATATCACCAGTAATTTTTTGGAACGTAGTATTAACGCTGGTAATTGCACCTGCAATATGGATGTTCAGAAATCAAATGGCAGAGGTTAAGCGCATAGATATATTATTAAATAGAACGAGGGAGGAATACTCTACTAAACAGGAATTACGTGAGGACATGAAGATGGTAACAGATGCCTTGCATCGTTTAGAAGATAAGATTGATAAGGTATTAGAAAAAGGTAATTAGCAATGGCACAATTAGCAGGTTTTAAAGAAACAGGAATGCGTAAGATAGCTGACAGGATGGGCTATAGAGGTCCAATGACAGGCTTTACAGAATACTTAAATGCTAATCCTGATAAACAACAGATGATGAATAGCTACGTAAACAAAGCTATGCTCATGGCTAGTGGTGGTTATGTGCGTAAGTTTCAAGAGGGTGGGTTTAATTTGCCACCCGGTTTTGATGAACAAACATATTTTGCTTCTAATCCAGATGTACTAGCAGCTGTAGGTAGAGGTGAATTTACAAGCGGAGCAGATCACTTTCAGCAATTTGGTGGTGGTGAGAATAGATTTGGATCAGTAGGTGTACCACAACAGTTTTTACAGCCTGTTGATCAGGGTGGAACTATAACTACTAATATACCGGGTGTTCGTGCAGATCAGGGTATTAGTGCAGGTGCAGCACGAAGTTATATAGCAGCTAACCCTGATTTAGTTCAGGATGCATTGAGTCAGGGTATAGATGTTAGACCGGGTGCAGCACCACAAAGTAGTCAGCAAATAGTTGATTATGCATTACAGCATTATCTAAGCACAGGTTTTAAAGAAGGTAGACCTTTAGATATTGGAGCTGAACCACAACCTGTATTTGATGCAAGAGACACAGTACCTACTACACCAGAAGCAGGTACAACTGCACCTGATCCTGACCCTGCACCAACAGCAGGAACAGACGCTAGAGACACAGTAACCACTGCACCAGATCCAAACGAAGGACTTACACCAGAACAAATACACAGACGTAACTTCTACGCTTCTACACCAGAGGAACAGGAAGCTATAAATGCACGTTTCCCATTTTTTACATTACCTGAAGGGCCAACAGATACTGGTGCACCTGCTGTAGATAATACACAACCTGCTACAGGTACAGTCACAGAGACACAACCAGATACCCCACCACCCGGATCTGTTGTTGGTAGTACATATTTAGCTAACAGACCTGACGTAGCACAAGCTATAGCAGGAGGTGAAACTTTCGGTATAGACCCTGCAACATTACAGGGGTTATCTGAAGAAGAAAAAAACCAAAGATTAGCACAGGCACACTTTAATGCGTTTGGTAATCAAGAGGGTATTAATCCTGTAACAGGTTTATCTAACGCACCTAGTAATTTTGATGGTATGCCAGATCAGGTAATTATAGACTACTTAGACCAGTACCCCGATTTACGTGCAGCATTTGGTCCTAACAACGATCCAGCTACACTAGCAAAAGCTAGAGCACACTATGCTGACTTTGGTAGAAGAGAGATAGCAGAAGGTGGTAGGCCCAGACTAATACAGTTTGATCTATCACCTGCACAGCTAGAGGCATTTAGATACTCTAATACTGCATATGAAAATTTTACACCTGAAGAACTGCGTAGAACTTATATAGCTATTGGTGGTGCATCAGGTGCTACTAACTTTGATAGAAATGCACAGATATTAAACAATGCAGAGTTAGCAATATATAGAGATAATAATCCTGATCTAGCTAACATGAGTGACTTTGAATTACGTCAGCACTTTATACAGTTCGGTAGACAGGAGATGCTACAGGGTACTAGAACTAAGATAGATGCTCTTATACCTGCTGAATCTCCATATGCAGGACTAACATCTATACAGGACATTGCTGCTTCAAGATTAGAAAGACCTGTACTAGCAGGAGATACTAGAATAACTGCACAGAGAATAGCAGGACCAGATGGCGTAGTTCCAACAGGTACAGACATACCTACTGTTAGAGCAGATGCTAGTAAAGTAGGACAAGTAGCAGGAGATCAAACAGCGCAATTTAAAACGGCAGGTACAGCAGATATAGCTACTGCTGGTACTTTACCTGTAGCTGCAGACGGTACACCCGGAGAAATATCAACAGTTACTACTAGTGCCTTTCAAAAAGCTAAAGGTGCTGTAGATACAGCAACTCCTATTACTTTAAAAGGTTCTACTCTAAATTTTACGGAGGATGCTGAAGGTAATCTACGGATACTTCCAAAGGCTGCAGTTAGAGAAGATGCTCAAGGTAAGACTGCTACATCAGTTGCAGATCTTGACGCACCTGACGCGACTCAGTTTAAACAAACTGATGCAGAAGCAGCTTCACGTGCAGGAATTACAGATCCAGAGCGAGTAGAAGCCGCAGCTAAAAGACAAAACGCTGCTGACTTTATTGAAAGTATAGCTGCACAATCTGCTGATCCATCTGCCTCTGCTACTGTAGCTGGACAACTTTCAAATCTATTAGGTGACTTTGATGTATCTAATCCTCCATCGTGGGCAGCAGGTGCAATGAGAGCAGCCACTGCTGAAATGGCTAGGCGTGGTATGGGTGCGTCATCAATAGCTGGACAGGCTATTGTGCAAGCAGCAATGGAATCTGCACTGCCGATAGCACAAGCAGATGCAAGTATATTTGCACAGTTTGAAGGGCAAAGTTTATCTAACAAACAGCAGATGGCAGTTATATATGCACAGCAACGTGCAGCTTTCGCTGGACAGGAGTTTGATCAGGCGTTTCAATCACGTGTAACTAATGCAGCTAGGATATCTGACATTGCTGATAAAAACTTTACGGCAGAGCAACAGGTTGTACTGGAAAACAGTCGAGCAGCAAATACATTAAACATGCAGAACTTAACAAACTCACAAGCTCTTGTTCTAGCAGAAGCAACTTCATTATCACAATTAGATGTAGCTAACTTAAACAATAGACAACAGGCTGCTGTACAGGAAGCACAAGCATTCTTACAGAAAGACATGGCAGAGTTGAGCAATGATCAGCAGACTACACTGTTTAAAGCACAGAATCGTATACAGGCTATACTTTCTGATACTGCTGCTGACAATGCACGTTTACAATTTAATGCATCATCACAGAATCAGTCTGATCAGTTTTTTGCTAACCTATCTACACAAACTAGTCAGTTTAATGCGTCACAAAAGAATGCAATAGCACAATTTAATGCTGGTCAAGAAAACACCATTGACAGATTTAATGCTGAGATAGGCAACCAGCGTGATCAGTTTAATGCACAGAACAGGTTAGTAATAGATCAGGCTAATGCTGTATGGCGTAGGTCAATAGCTACAGCCGACACAGAAGCAGTCAATAGAGCTAATGAATTAAATGCCAGTGCATTACTAGATATAACAGAAACAGCTTACAATGACCTGTGGCAACAGTACGCTGATGTAATCGAGTTTGCATATGATGCTGCTGAAGGTGAATTAGATAGAGCTACAGAATTAGCTATAGCAAATATAGATGCTGAGACACGTAAAGCTATTGAAAAAGAACGATCATCAACAGCAGCAGGTAATGCCATAGGTAATCTAATTGGAACACTAGGATCAGCAGTTATCGGAAAAGTATTATAACAAAGGTATATATTATGAAAACAAATTACACAAAAGCAGTATACAAAAGAATGGCTAATCTAGAACCAACAAAACCTGAACCTAAAGGTAATGGGTTGCTGACACGTAAGACTATGAATACACCTAAGAAAATGACAGAGTTAGATGTAGTTAATCAGTACTTGCAGGTTATACGAGAAGAGAGAGGTAACATAAAAAATGCTTAATGAAGAAAGATTTGATGCTCCTATTCCCGGTATGGCACTAACAGCAGAGGCAGGTAATAGACCTTGGCAGAAACCACCACGTTATGCCAATACTAAGGATGTTGTAGAGTACTACATTGAGAGAATGTCAACTGATGAGTTTTCTAATATGTTAGTAGATGTAGCAGAGTCGGGTATACCATTGACTACTATAGCTAATAGTATACAAATGTATGGTGTTATGGAAGGTATACACAGTATAGATTCTGGTATACTTGCACTGCCTGTTATCATGGAGATGATGTTACTTACTGTGGATGCTGCTGGAATCGAATATAACAGTGGCATGAGTGAGGAAGACGAAGACAAAGTTATGGATTCAGATCTTCTGTTGTCAAAAATGCAAGATATTAATTTAGACAACATAGAACAAGAAGTAGAGCCAGAACCAGAAGAGTTATCAACTATAAATGTAGAAGCAGATACTAGTGGTGGATTAATGAGTAGGAGAATGTAATGGGTTTTGCAACAGGTTTATTAACAGGCATAGCTGAAGGAGCTAATAAAGTAATATCACAAGATATTGCAGATGCAAAGTTAGAGACACGGCAACTTGCTAGGTTACGTGCAGAAAGAACTATGCAACGTAGTGACAAACGTGATGAAGAATTGCGTGAGAATATTGCTCAAACACAAAAACTTGCAGCAAAAATAGGACCGGGTGCAGATATCATACTAAAAAACCTTATAAGCAGATATGGTATGCAGGGTGCTGTTGAGGCTACTGAAGATTTATTAGTAGCAGCAAAGAATGCTAACGTGTCTCCTGCTACATATGCAGGAGTGGCTGTAGATGCAATAAATGCATTTCCTACCAAAGACCAACTAAAAGCGTTAGCACAGTATGGCACAGCACCTGTTAAACCTATAGAAGTTGCAGATCCTAATGTTGGAGGTTGGGCTAAGATACTTGGCGTAGGTGGTCCAGATAGAGTAAAGGAAATATCTAGCTCGTTAGTTACAAGTGGTGGTGGTATATCAAAACAGGATCTCACAGGACTACCACAGGATGCAAAACTGCCGGGGCTAAATACAGCATTTCCTATTAATAGAACTTTTGCTGAAACAAAAGACTACCTTTTAAAAAACTTTATAAGTGTTAAAACGCAGTTAGATAATACAACAGATCCTGAACAAAAAACTAAATTACGAGCGGTTCTAGAAAGAACAAAAGGCGATTTAAATAATATAGTTGATGCAGCAGAGTTATTAAACGGAGGTGTTGATCTAACTGTAAGATACAGAAGACAGATGGATAACGGTGATGAAGACGGTGCAGAAAAAACATTGAAGATGATTAATGCTATAGCAAGAGCAAAAGAAGGAACACCATCTATAACATCATCGTCTAGAGTAGATGGAAGTTTTCTGCAACAATTTGTAAATACTAATGTACGATTAGTAGATACATTGTATAAAAGAGGACAAGGAGGTATGACAGCGTCTATAAACGGTAAAGTAGTTGAGTTAGATGCTAATCAAGTTGAGTCTGCAAATATTAGTGAGCAGATCCAAGTTTATGAAACAGCTATAAACATGGCTGTAGGAGCACCTAATATAGATCAAGAAGGTAGAACATATTTAAACAATGTATTACGACCTAAATTAAAATTACTAAAACAAAGAAGAGATGCTGCTATGCAAACTGCATCAGGTCTAGGTCAGGTTGAGCAAACAATAGACCCTTCAAAAGATAAACAAGCAGTTATAAATCCTAATATAGATAAGACTTTTAATAAACTAAAAGTTGATCCTAATGTAGATAAATATATAAGTAGAGCTAAAAGTGTTATATCTAAAGGCGTAGGAAGTCAAGCCTATACAACTTTTAAAAGTGCATTAAGAGCAAAAACTAGAGAATCAGGATACGGTAACTTAGATGATATGGCTTTAGATACATTAATTACTAGATTAGGGGCACAGGGTCAATAGTATGTCACTAGAAGAAGAACTACCCGATTTACAAATACTATCACAGGAAGAACCACAGGATGATTTGCCTGATCTTCAAGCAGTATCAGATGAGATAGTAGAAGGAGAACTACCTGAAGAGGTGGTAGAAGAGGAGGAGCAAGAAGAATTACCTGCTTTAGAGCCTGTAGCTATAGAGATAGGGGAGATGGATGAGTTAAACATTGAACCTCCACCGCCTATATCTAGGGCATCTAGAGACTTACCTCCACAAGCTATAGCACCTAAAGCACGTTCTTTAACAGCACCAGTAGAAGAACGACAAGAGGATGATTCAACTAAAATAACTGTAAAAGAATGGGCTAATGATCCAGTTAGAATGGATTTGTTACGTGATTTCTTTGAATCACGGTACGGTGAAGAGGGTGTACAAAAAACTGATGAAACAGATGAAGAGTACTTTGAAAAGTTTCTTACATATAAAAGAGCATTAGAAAATAATTTTATTAATCTAGGTCAGGAGGTAGATTGGATACGTAGAGCAGACGTAGAGGACAGGGATAAGTTAGTAGACCTATACATTGATGTAGAAAATAACATACCCAACTTTTATGAGGAAGGTGGTGGTGATGCTAAGAGTGCTCTGTTTGACTACTTTTGGTATAATGTATCTGACCCCATATTACTACTTACAGGTGGCATAGGTAAGTTCTTTGGAAAAGTAGGCATAGAAACGGTTAAGAAAACCTTAATAGCTAAAGGTAGAAGGGCAGCTTTAGAAGAAGCTAAAAAAATAGGTTTTAGAAAAGGTGTAATAATAGGTGCAGGTGTAGAGGGTACAGGTGAAGCAGCTAGAAATATAGGGACACAACGTGTACAACAGGCTCACCTAGATTTACCAGATGTTGAGATAGATGCTGCTGGTCCTATAATTAGTGGACTAATGACAAGTGCTATAGCAGGTCCAACTTATGGATCAGTGGTCAAAGGAGAATATGTAGATTTAGTAAACCGTAAACTGCGTAGGAAAAAAGAATTATCCGATGCTAGAAAAGAATATAAAAAGGAACAGGGAGATGAAGTTGCATCTGATAAGATAATTGAGAACATAAACAGGAAGCAACAAGATGAATTAATTGACTCAGATGCAGATAATCTAGAGCTTATTAATCCTATAGATGGTAAGAAAGTGATAGATGATCTGGCAAATGTAGATAACTTAGATCTACTAGACGGTAAAGTTAAGAATGATATATTAAAAAGAATTACAACTGTTGCCGAAACAATATTTAGAGAATACGAAGCAACAGACCGTGTTCAACAATTAGCTAATGATCTAGGCTATTCACAACACGATTTCTTAAAGTTAAAAATAAATAAAATGGTAACAGAGATTGCCAAAATGACTCAGGCTAGAAAGTTAGACCCTGACCTGCTAGATAAAGGGTTAGCAAAAGCAGGAATAGATGCAGAAACTTTTGAAGCTATGGCAGCAGTATCTTTTTCAGAGGGTGGTCAAGCTATTGGTATGTTAGGACCATTAGGAAAAAGAGTGATGGCATACAGAAAACAAAATAAAGAGTTTGCTGAAGCAATGGATCAGCTAACCATGAACAAAAAGACAACTAGTAATAACTGGTTTATGAAAGGTCTAGAGGGTTTAAGAAGATTAGACCGTGAAGGTAGAGCACTTGCTGTTATCCAACTAGGAACTACAGCAGCAAACATAACATCTCTGTTTGTAGCACAGACATTACAGATGGGTGCTAATGCATTTGAAACAACTGTGCATCATCTTGGAAGATCATTTCATTCATTGGCAACTGGTGAAGCATCTATTGCTAAAACATTTACAGGGTTTCAAAACGCAGTTAAAGATACGTTTGCACCATTGTTGTTTTTGGATAATGCACAACTAGCACAAGAAATGACAGAGTATCTATTGAAGTATAATCCTAGTATAGCTAGGACAATAGATAGATCTATGAGTGGATTTGATGCTAATACAGGGTTAAGTAAGTTTACTACATTTGCAAACCACTTAAACATGGTTGTTGATGTGTACGGTAGGAGAGCATTGTTTGCAGCCCATGCCGATAAACAGCTTAGAAGAGTAGGTATGAGCTTTGACAAACTTGTAGCCATGAATGGAGAGATACCTACAGATGTACTCAAAGTATCTGCACGTGAAGCAATGAAGGGTACATTTGCTGCTATGCCTAGAAGTTGGAAACAGGGTGGTGGTGCATTAGAAGGAATAAGTCATGGTGCTGTTAGGTTAGTAGAAGCACTTCCTTTTGTACCGGGTATAGGAACAGGACAGTTTCCATATGCTAGATTTACTGTAAATGCTATAGCACATCAGCTATCCTATAGTCCAGCAGGGTTTGCTGTTGAAGCTGTTAAAACTGCTGGTAGAGTAGGTGGTAAGCTAAGAGACAGACATCTTGCAAGTAACGGTGTTACAACCCTAACACAGAAAACATTGAGAGATCATGGTAAAGAAATGATGGAGGCTACTAATCCAATAGAACTGCAACAGGCACGTGATCGTTTAGGAAAGGGTATTGTTGGTTTAGGCTTAACATATGCTGGAATTAAGTATGCAGAGTACCTAGATGTAAACAATGAGAATGTTCCCCCTACAGCTATAAAGTCTTTTGGGAAAGACGGTAGAGTTGCAGACATGCAAAGGTTTTGGCCTATAGGTGCTTATCTAGCAACAGGCAGGATGCTATACCAAATGGCAAAAAATAACGATGAAGGTGTACCACTGTCTACAGGAGTAGACTTTGCTGAGTTTGCTAAAAACTTTAGTGGTGTTAGGTTTAGAACAGGTGACTACACAGGAACAGCAGAACAAATAATTAAACTAACACTAGAAATGCTAGGGCCAGATGGTAGCCTAGATAAAGTTGCAAAAGAAAAGTTAGCAGACAAAGTAGGTAATTATGTAGGAGATGTGACAGGTAGACCGTTAACAGGACTAGGATTTATATCTGATGTGTTAGCATTCTTTGATGATCAAGAAGCTGTTGTAAGAGATCCCGGTCAAATAGAAGGTGAGGGTATGGGTGAAAGATTTTTTGATGCTGTAGGTAATAGATACACATATCGTATACCTATACTAAAACAGACTTTACCTAAACGTGAACTTACAACAAGAGCAGATGACAGGTTTAGACAAGACCCATTTCTAAGAGCTTTCTTTGGAACTACAACGTATGAGCAGTACACCACTGTAGAAAGAGAGCTTAAAAAGCATAACATAAAAGATTTTACACTAACAATAAACACAGGTGATAAGGTAGCCGCTGGACATGTTAATAAATATTTAGGTCCATTAGTTGAAAGAGAATTAACTAAACTAGTAGAGTCCAATACATATAAAAAATTATCTAGACCAAGACAACAAAATGAGATACTTCAAAGAATAAGTGGGTTAAATGAGATAGCTAGAATACTAGGAGAGACAGCAGCTAGACAAGTGGTGGGTCCAAGTGGAGGTCCAACTGCGTTTAGTAGAGGTGCATGGGTAAAGACTAGTAGTAGAGGTAGAGCAATAGCAAACGATGTTTACAAAACCATGTACGGCAGAGATGTAGCAGAACAACAAGAGGCTGAACCTGATGTTGACCACCTGTTGAACGCCACTAGAGTAGCTAAAAGAATACTAAGATATTAACGCTTATCACCACTACCTTGCAGTGTACCCTTCTTTAACCTAGCTTCTAACTTATCTTTATTCTGTGCAGCAATCACCCCAAGTGACATGTTTAAATCAGATGCCAGTGCTGCACAGTACCACAGTACGTCACCTATCTCTGACGCTAACTGTTCCTTCCAATCGTGAGGCATGGTATCTTCACCATCCCTAATAAGTTTCTTTACCTTATTAGCTACCTCACCTGCTTCCCCAACCAAACCTAAAGCTGGATATGTAATCTTATATTCCTCTGGATATATTGCTGTAGTCTTTGCTATCTTTTGATAATCATTGAAATCTAACATAGCATATCTCTCCTTTAACCAGTTAATTGCTGACTGCTCTAAGCTGTTCTTCATACTTTACCTTTCTCAGATTCTCAAAGTAGGCTTTGTTATAGCCTCGCTCCCATTCTCTATACTGCATAGAGTTATGCCTGTATGGGTTAGTATACTTAGCACCTCTTTGAAAGGCATGGTAGCCTTTCTTAAACTGTATCTTTAGAGGTGCATCGTTTTTATTTAAGTTTCTTCTCATACCCATCTCCTAGTTAGTTAAGTCTACTACCTCACAAACACCTGCTGAACACGCTAAGTCCCTAGCACCAGTAGTGCCATCCTCTTTCTCATAGTCAGATAGTTTGCTCCAATCAATCTTAGTAGGCATACGTGCTACCATCTCTAGACATGTTCCTTTATCAACCTCTTGATAAGGTGCTTGTTTGTATACATGCTCACTGTGCGGTAGAAAACTAATACCTGACACATCATCAAAGTGTTTATATACCCATGCCCCTACATCCATCCACTCATCCTTACGTACAGATATAGTAACAGACGGCTTGTGTTCACACCAGTAGTTCTGGTAGTCTAGCCATATGTTTAGCTGATCTAGTGCAGACATGTCATCACGTACCATAGCACTCTTAGGTGTTACTGTAGGAAAACTAAACACTGTAGTCTCTAATGGTTTAGTAACATCAGGTTCACTTGGTATGCCCATGTCCATCATAAACTGTGTCATAGGATCTTTGTTGTCTGCACGTACAGTTCTAATGTAGTACCTGCTGTGTCTTGTGTGTATGCCACTAGCACTATCAACTAGCTGTGACACAGTACCTGATGGTTTAACACAGGTTATAGCAGTGGACACACTAATGCCTAGCTTTTTTGCCATGTCTTTATTTGTTTCAATTGCTACTTTCTTTAGTTCTGTTAGAACTGCCTGTAGATTTTTCTGACTACCATTTAGCAAGGGGCAGTCCATGATACCTGTAAGAGAAACACCAAGTAGTCTTTCTTCTTCTGTGTTATCTTTCCATATCTTACGTAAGTATTTAAAGTCTGTTAGTGTAGACTGCATAGTGCCTAGTATGGTTGCGTACTTAACTTTTCTTTTAAGACTGTCTATTGTATCTGTTTCACGTGCAACAACCTCTGACAGGTTGCAGAACTGGTTTGGTCTTAGTATTATCTCAGAGCATGGGTTGCATCCAAACATGTGATCAGTATCTCTTCTACCACTTTTTGATGCTTGTTTTACTGCTGACTGTCTGTTGAATATACCACGTTCACCTGACTGACTCTCATATAAAGAGAGCCACTCACGCATGAATGTACCCATGTCTGGCTTCTGTGCGTAGGCTACACTGTTGTTAGCTAATGCACGTTGTCCTTCATGCTCCCACCATTGCCCTGACTTAGCATGTCTCATTTGATCATCATCAATATCAGACAGGCTAATAAGTGCACTGCGTCTTACACCACCAACGACTACTACCTCACCTATCTTGCACATAATGTCATGGCATTCTAGTGGGCTTAACTTACGTCCTACTGCATTAGTAAACTTCTGGACACAAAAGTTAAACAAGTCTTCAAGTGGTGCAGGACCAGATGCCCTACCTCCGAATGTCTTTAGCCTCGCTCCTGAAGGTCTTACCTCACTGACATCCCACATAGGTATCTGTCCTGCATACAGTATAGCTAGGAGTTCTTTAAGTGATCTTGCCCAACCCTCACGTGAATCTCCTACTTTAATAACTGTGCTTGTAGGTTCTAACTTCTCATTCACTACTGGTAGCTTTTCAATATACTGTTTCTCAACAGAGAAACCTACACCTGTACCACACATAAGTATATACATGCATTCATCAAACGCTCTTGGTGTATCTACAGTTATATATGAACAGTTATAACTAGCTACGTGACATCTATCTAATGGTGCACCAGCAGTCATCATAGCTCTCATACTAGGCATAACAGCTAGATCCTGTACTGCCCCTGACACTTCTTGATGTAACTTATCTGGCATCACATAACCATAGGTATCTTTAATATAGTTTTCTAAATAGTTAAAGTATCTTTCTACTGTCTCTAACCAGCCCTCTCGTCTTTGTTCAGCGTCCTTCCACCTAGCATACCTAGACAGTGCAATAAAGTTTTGATAGTCAGAAGTTAAATAGTTGTTAGTGTGCATAATCATCTCTCCATAATAGTTTTTAGTGTTACTATCTCTGCACCATCTAGGTCATGCAGATACTCACGCAATGCATCATTTATTTCTGACGCTACATCTCCATCAGAAGGTACTGGATACTCTTCTGTATCTACACATAAAGTTAAAAAAACTTTTATTCTCATTACTTGTCCACATGTTCTATCAATTTATCTAGATACCACTTTGCTTTATTGAGATCTTCTACAGCCTTGCCCTTGTAATCAAACCTCCATAAGTATTTTATTATGTTACCTTGCAGGTAATACTTAAAGTTATCACCAGTAGCAGCACTGATAGCATCAATACATTCTACACCACTCTGGTTATAATGAGGTGGGCTATTAACCATGTCAGGTATGGTAATAGTTTCTTCTCCTAATGTTAATGTCTGCATCATGCTGATCCTTTCGTTTTTGTGTTAAAAGATAAATACACTACGTTGCCCTGTCTGTCAATTATCTCTGGTTGTCTTTGCGGTGAGTCACTACCTTCACCTATATCATTATAAGACCCGTATACAAAGTCACTTATGTCA